TCTGCGCTGATCCTGTCGTAGTAATTCCTTAGATCACCATCACCCGTCGAGTTCATACCCTCAGGTGATTGACCAAGAAACCGGGTTGCAGGGATGTCAGCGGCACCGGATACAATCTGTAGCTGCAAGCGCTGTACTTCTGGGAGCTGTGCAAAATTGACTGACTTCTGCTGGTAAGTGTCGTTCTTGTCCAAAACCAGCGCATTAACAGTTGATTTCATGCTCTGCACTAGGCTGAACCGTTCCACAACCGCCCGTTTATAGACCTCACTTTTCATCCCTTCCATGAAGCCGTCAATCTGATAAACGTCAACTTTGGCCTCTTGAACCAAAGCCGCGATGCCCTGCTGGCCTGCGGTGGCGTCACGAATTGCAATCTCGATAGAATCAAGAATGCTGTCTGCCCATCGGTCGTAAAGAATCTGCGAATCAACCGGCAGTTCGTTGCCCAGGAACCGAACAACACGCGACGGATGAATGCGAATAGTGCCGCCAGCAGCGCCGATCAGATCGTAATAAATAGGCTCCATGTAAGTAGGGCTCATGGGGTCAAAGTCTAGCAGGCCGCTTGATAACTGGTATCGGTCCATTACTCTTATAAATTGCACGCCGCCCTTTTTTATGCTGCTCAGCACCAAGGGCTGATCGTTGTTGTCTTTGCCGTCGCTGATAATGATCCCGGCACCGCCCAACAAACGTGCTTGCTTTATGGCTTTGAATACTCGGCTGTAAACCTGTAGCCTTTTTTCTTCGGCTTTAATTAGTGCAATTTCTTCTTTGCTACACTGCCAAGCCCAGCCCTCGCGCATCATATCAAGCGCAGGAATGTCTATGGCTTTTCTGGACATCCAGTTAGATCGATATGCGTTCTCGGCTTGCTGCTGATCTAATGGCGTGAAATACCAGTTGCCCTGAGCGCCTTTGTCTTTCTCGCTGCCCAAGTTGGACATCGCGTTAACTAGGCCGCGTGATACATCGGAGAACCAGTTGCTCATGAATAGACCGCCAGCATTTTATAGCCCCTTAACATCTGTGACTTTTCCAATTCCTATTTCCGCAAGTATACCATCTGTTTTCTTTTGTGTCTTGTAACTGAATTTTCTGTGGTAATAAGACCGGTCAGGAGTAAACGGACATCATATCGTAACCGGCGGACTGCACCGGCCAATAGCACATCATTACAGCGTCCGCAACATTAGGTGATTTCGTTCCAGATGGTGACTTATCAACAATAAGTTTCATCCGTGCACCCTTTGATGCTGTTGGCTGTGAAAGCTCTTTCTGCAAAGTCCGCAATAATGGCAGATCAGAAGGCAGGCTGATCAGTTCGTCGTGGTCAAATCTCACGCCCTCATTGACAGCCCTGTAAGTCTTTTCAAAGCGCCTACGAAGTTGCCACCAGCCTTGTGCTTTCAGGTTAGTGTAAAAGTCTTTGTTGATTGGCGTGTCTTTATCGTGTGGCTCGACGTTTTGATTGGGGTTCTGCACTGCTGCCCCGGCATCCCATGGCACAAACCGAATACCTGACGGCATTAAGCCCTCATCGTTTAGCCGGTTGGTTTCTGCCTTAACGCCTGACCCCACGCCAATGCAGTCGTAATGCACTTCAATGCTTCCACAGTTACTGGCGTGCCCTATAGCTCTACGTGCTGTCAATCCTGTGTCACGCTCGCCCCATTCAGCAAGATGCCGCAGAGTGATTCCCTTGCGGCCTGCGTAGGCGTTTTTATCGCCGCCACCGTCTGCAACGTCCAGTGCAGCGCAATAGCCACCCGAGTCATCAATTCCCAATTTAATATGCGCATCAATTGCAGCGGCCACCCATTCTGCCGGGATTATAACGCCCTCAACGGATGCGGCGTAGTTGCGATCAACTTCCTGAGCAAAGACGTGCAGCAAGCCGTCCGCTTCTGCCTTCTTACGCCTGGCGTCGTACCACGCCTGATCTTTTGCCGGGTGATCTCGCCAGTCCATTATAAAGACGTTTGTGACGCCCTTGTGTGCGGCTCCGCTTTTCCATTCGACGCCTGACTCACGCCTGCGATGAAACACGTTACCGAGGCCGTTGACACTTGATATGTCAATCTGCACATTGGTGTTATCGGCCAGCGCTGCTTCGATCTTTTCCGGGCGCTCAAAGTGAGCCGCTTCGTCTTTGAAATAGATCAGCTTACGCCCGCCCCGGCCAATGTTGTCGCCAGCCTCACCGGTAATCGTGGAGCCGTTCTCTGGATTGACGAACCGCATGTACGTCATATGCTCTTTTGGCGATAACCCGATTGGCCACAACTCAGACGGAAGGCCCATAATGATAAGGCGCATCTTCTCGAAAATAGAATCTGGGTCGCCAATGCGGTCAACAAGCTGTTCTTTGCGCGAACCCCAGCCAACCGCTGCGCCTGGGTAAAACATCCATAGCCAAACCGACACACCGCAGCACACCCATGACGCTCCCATGTCCCGGCACTTTTCGATCAGCCCATGTTCTTTGCCGTCCATACATGCCAGCAAAAAGTAAACAAGTTGCTGTTGCCTGGGGAACAATATGAAGGGCATCTTTGCCGGAACATCACCGCCGCTGTTTCGCGGGTCATACGTTGTAACCCAGTGCTCAATAAATTCCACCGGGCGGGTGCGGTAATATTCCTTTGCCCCGTAAAGCAGTACGGGCTTTGACCTAATGCTTAGGAGTCGCTTCTGCCGCTCAGCAAAGACATCGGTGTAATTAGGCGGCCAGCTATGCCTTATTGCTGTTGAGGGTGTCGGCATAAGCAGCAGCGGCTTCCTGTGGGGTCATGTTCTTAGTAATGGTTTGTATGGGTCCGCCATTCGGGCCGGTGTGCTCGTGCTTGTCTGTAAACAGCTTCAAGTGCCTTCCTAGCAGCTCGTACCCTTTGAACACGTTGGTGGCGTCATATTTGTAAGCCGCAGCAAGCTCTCCATCTTCGTTGGCTGTCATAACCGGATTGCCTTCTCGGTCCAGTACTGGGGACGCTTGCTCGCATCGCTCAATATTCTTTCTGATACCGTTAAGAATAAAGTCAGATGTAATTTCTGTGCGATCTGAGCGACGGTTCATGCGCCCCTGAATAGTGCCTTGAACCTTGACATTTACTAACAGGCGGGCAGATTGAGAATCTGCGGTTTTTTTACTATACCCTGCCCTTATCGCAGCCTGAGTGCCATTAAGATCAACCATGTACTCATCCACAAACCGAGATTGCCGGGGCGTCAATTTGTTTTTTGATTTCTCACTCCCGGATTTCATTTATCACTCCAACCAATAATAAAAATCAAAATAAAACCTGATCAAGCAGGCGCATTAAACGTAGCAATACCAGAAGCGTCAAAGGTAACTTTAAAATCAGTACCGTCACCCGCAGAAAAGGCCATCGCGGTGGTGCCTTCCTGAGCCCGCTCTACCGTTATAGAGTCGCCGGATCTTGCGGTTGCTTTAAGTATCTCAATCGCTGCGGAGCTTTGCAGGGTCAGCGGGAACCACTCAATTCCGGTGGGTGAAGGAAACAGAGCGCCGTCACCTGTTGCTAACACAAGATTAGTGTCAGCATCCGTTATTGAGCTTGCCAGCGTCGAAGCGGCGTTGTTTGAGATCAGTGAGGACGTAACGGGCGCTCCGAAAAGTATTATTGAAAGCAAAGTTTAGCATAAAACCTTTTGAGCATAAAAAAACCCTCACTGAGAGGGCTCTGAACTTATTGCTATGAGGTAAAGCCTAGCAACATTTGCGCCTCTTTGTGCAGGCTAGTAACCCGCTCAATGTGCTCTACTCTTGTGGCCTTCCACTGTGCCAGTCCTTTGCCACAGACGCTAGCAACCTTTTTATCATCCTCCATCAGTCTTAGCGCCTCGTTCAGGGATTGCATTACGCTTTTTTCTCCCGAGAGCATGGCTTCCATTTTATTAAATGCCTGCATGTACTTAATTTTCCATTGCAGCGCCTCTTTTCCGGTAAAACCCATTGCAAGCAGGGTAAAGCCATCCCTTGTGATGTCGTAACAAGGCAAAACTTTATTCTGCTCAGATACATACGAGGACAGACAAAAAGTTTGCTCTCCTAATTCTTCGCCAATTTGTTCAGAAAGTGTACGAATTTTTATCAAAGTATATCTGTGAGGCTTATTAAACTTTTCTGCCACATCTTTACTGCTAACAACTACCTTGCCTTGCTTCATTTCTACTAGGTCGTTCATGGTGCTAACCTCAATGGATGAGGTTTAAATTATACACCTCTAATTATGAGTTGCAAGTTGCGAACTTCCGTCCATAAAAAAACCCTCACTAGGAGGGCAAAGTCCGGTTGGTGATGCGCTATTTCCGGAAAACGCATCCGCGTAGATCGCCCGCGGCAGGCTATCAACACTGACTACACTAAAAAAGACTTTGGGGAATGCCGCCGCTTCGAGACCACGCTTTTAACGTCAACAACACTTTGACCAAAGCCCTTATCAGTGCCCACTCATCCGCTGAATGGGTTGCGTGTACGTGTCGCTATCGCAGCGAGGTATTCACTATAACATCAGTCTTTGACTAGGCGGTAGCCCTTTTCAAATATGCCGTTAACAATGCCTTTTGGCTTTAGGCCGGATGCGATTGCTAATTCTACAAATTCTCTAGGTCTTCTCTTTCATCTTTTTCTTTCTTGGAAGGCAGTGCGCGAAAACACGCTAAATTGCAGCATCCATCATACGAAAAGTGGTAGTCGTCACCATCCGCAAATACGACTGAATTTTTAAAATATGCAACCGGAACAACAATACACTCTCTGTCATCGTCGCTGATAAAAATGCACTCTTTGCCGATTGGTGGCCACCCGATGCCGCCCCATGCCATGCCTGTTTCTGCGGTCTATGCTTGTTCGGTTTGGGGTTTGAGGTGCAACTCTTGAAACTCATAGCCATAGCTCTTGATGTCATCAACCACATTCCAGTTACCCGCCGATCCCTGCACAACAACCTGGCCGACAGGTATCACGACACACTCAAACCACTCTACGCTTGAACCCCACCGGCACTCACCATGAAAGCCTACTGGTGGCCATCCGTCTACCCAATCCGATTGTGTGGGCTCTGTGGGGCGGGAAGTATAACGCGAGGTCCCCCATTCGTTTTGGTTTTTCAATACTTGATACCTGCCCAGTTGCCACCAGCCGTTAACGTCACAAAAACAATTTGCGTAGGTGTCGTAGTGGCTTGCTTCGGTGGGTGCCCCTGTCCAATCTGGATTGCTCATATCGTTCTCCTGTGCCCTGTGCGGGCTATTGGTTTTGTGTGTGGGGTTGCTAAGGTTAATCGGTGTTCGTGGCCTGTGTGGTGTCCTGCACTGCCTGCACCTCAC